TATCATAATGAGACTTTTGTTTAAATTCTTTTAAACAATTTTCACATATATATTTTACCATTATATAATATTAATTATAAATTATATATTAACTATTTTTAACTTTTTTAGTTAATATTTAATTAAATGATAATATATAATTTAAATCAATTTTTTTATTATCTATTTCATAAAAATATATTTGATAATATTCGTAATATCATTCTTTATTGGAAACCTATTGATGTTATAGATTAATCCAGATAAAAATAAATGAGAATTAGGAACTCTCATTAAAAATATTTATAAAAGCCAAAAATTTACCATACATTTCAAATCTGTTAATATTACCGTTAATAATAAATCTATTGGAACTAAATAACTATTCTTTTATAAAGATGGTGAAGTTATACATTTTACTGATTAAATATTAATTTATTATAAAAAATAAAATAAAACCAAATAGATTTAATAATATTCATAATATTAACCATTCATCTATAATTTAGTAATTATTTTCTATTTTTAATTATTTGATTTATATATAAATTTTTAATGTATGATTATAACATCATAATCATACATTAAAACTATTTATAAAAATTGATTTTTTATATTTAAATATTATAAATATAAAATGATTTTAATAAAAGTTGTAGATATAGTTAAAAAGGTTAATGAACCTGATTATTTTCCATATAAACATATAAAAAATGAAGATATTGAATATTTTTTAGAAAATAAACAATTTATTGATACATTAAATACTCAACATAATGGTTATAAAGACACGGTTCAAAATCACGCACAAAGAATTGCTTCCATAATTAATTTAATAAAAAATGGTATTATTATTAATCCTGTTCATATTTATATTGTAGATGATTATTATGAAATTGAAGACGGTCATCATCGTTTAAGAGCTTTTCATTATCTAAATAAAAGGATTTCTGTTATTTTATGGAATATGAATACTTAATTATATTAAAATTAATTTTTATAAATAAAATATTTAAGCATTCATTAATCCTTCATCATATATAACATTAAATTCTATTGGATTTTCACTTATAGACCATTTAACACCATTAAATTCTTTCATAAATTCATCTTCTTTTCTATTTTTATTATGTAAAGGATGATTTTCAGTAATAGAAATAATACAAGTAGGTATTCCATAATCTTCTATTTGCTTTGGATTATCTATTTCAACTGAATACATTTTGAAATTACTTAAATCATTTTTATCATCTTTTTCATCAAATAAAATATAATTTGGACAATAATGAAAAGTATTACTATGACATATTTCTAAATTTTCTTTAACATAATTATCCATATCTTTTATTAATTTATATTCATCTTTAAATTCATCCATATATAATTCTTTTAAATAATCTTTACACATCAACATTTTTTCAATTAATTCATTATCAATATTTTCATTAATTAAATCTGTTTTCTTACAAATTTTTTCATAAAAATTATATTTACTTTTTATTTCATTTATTTTACATAATAATTCTAAATATCTTTCATAAATTATTTTTTTATTATTATATACATCAATATTTTTTACAAATTCAATAGTTATACTCTCCTTATCAATACTATTTAAAATATCAATCAAACTTTTAATTTCAACCATTTTTTCACCAATCTTTTCTTTATAATCCAAAATATAATTAATATCATATTCTTTTTCTTTAATTTCCAACACTGGAACTTCTTTATCATTAATAATTTCACCATCTAAATATCTTTCATATAATACTCTCATTTTATTATTATACTCTATTCTTGAACTATCTTTATTAAAATTATCACATATTTCACTTTCTTTATTCATATCACTTTTAATATCCAAATCGTTATAAATATTATCATAATAATCAGGATGAAATAAATTAACTGTTTTTGCTGAAATAACTTTACCTTCTTTATTATAAGTATTCGCTAATACAGGAAATTTTGGAAATTTACTCATTATAGCTGTATGACCCAAATCAGTTTCATCATACATTTCAATTGGATTTACAGAACACATTATCACATACTCTTTTAATTTTATATTTTCAGTTTCTTCCATCTCATGAAATAATAATTTATTAGTCGAAGAATTACAATTACTTAATGTTTTATTAATAGCATAATATTTTTTCTCATTAATTAATCTTTCACATTCAACATAATTCTTAATAAAAGTTTGCCAATTTTTGCCATATTTCACCATTTCAGACAATCTTTCTTTCCATTCAGGATGTTCTTTCATTATTCCATTATTAAAACCATAAAAATCATTAATATCACGTGGATATGGAATATTTATCATTCCTTTAACTTTATTATCTTTAATTAAATCTTTCATATGAGCTTCCACAAATCTTGAAGATAATCCTTTACATTCCCAACAATTTATTTCACAAGAACACCATAAATTTTTATAATCTTTATAACAATTGGTCATTGACCAAATTTTAAATTTTTGTTTAGTTTCAATACTTGTCATTTTTTACAATAATTTATATTTGATAGATCATAATATTAATTTTTCAATTTTTTAATAATTATTCATAATACATTTTTCTACTACAAACTTTCTTTGTTTTAACTTTTACTCCTTTATCTGTTTCTTTTCTTCCATATATTTTCATTTTATATGGAACTTCCAAATTTTTTTTTAATGGCATCCTTTCATAATCTTTTTTATCTATTTTAATACTATCAATCTTTAAATGCGATAATAATTTTGAATAACCAACAAATAATACATTATTATACAATTTTTTAACATCATTATTATTTAATTCACTGACTTTCATTTCTGGTGTTAATTTTGATAAATATAATACTTCATTTATAATATAATTACCAATTCCTGCTATATTACACTGATCAAATAAAAATCTACACAATATAACTTTTTTTTTTTTATTAATTAATTCTTCAAAATATTCCAATGTTAAATTATTACTATATAATCCAATTCCCAATTTATCTATTTCATCATTATGTTTAGATGTATTCAATACTTTAATTGAAACAAAACCACGCATATCCTCAATATATAAATTATTATCCTTTTTAAATTCAAATTTATATCTCAAATATTTTTCCGGCTCTTCCAATACATAATGACCAGTTATTTTTAAATGTATATGAATATAATTCTTTTCATCTAATTCAAACCATAATAATTTACCCCTGCAATTAATATTAGACACAATATTAGTTTCATTTGGTAATTTAATTTCCTTTGCTGTTCCAAATGATATTATATCCTCTAATTTTTTACCTAAAAATAATTTTCTAAAATATAATACATAAGACAATATTTCTGGACCTTCAGGCATTAATATTTATTATAACAATTTTTTTAATTTATTATTTTTTTAATATATATTTAACTTTTTGCATCCTTTCATCATCACTTTTTAGTTTATTTTTTAACTTATATGATTTAAAATGTATTTTTATTAAAAAAATTTACTTTTTGTCTTTTTTATTCTTTTTATCTTTTTTATCCTTTTTATCTTTTTTATCCTTTTTATCTTTTTTATCCTTTTTATCTTTTTTATCTTTTTTATCTTTTTTATCTTTTTTATTTTCAATATCAACTTTTTCATCTTCAATATCAACTTTTTCATCTTCAATATCAACTTTTTCATCTTCAATATCAACTTTTTCTTTTACGTCATCACAATTTAAAGTATTATTGTTTGTTTCTTCATCTTTTTTGTCCATTAATATTGCAAAATAGAAATCAGATGTTTTATTGTCATTATTTTCTACTTTAACATTATTTGATGAAGAATTTTTTGGAGATTTGGTATTATTAATATAATATTTTAATTTATTTTCTAATTCTTCATTTTTTGTTTTATATTCATTCATTTGTTTCCATATTTCACTTTTGGAAATTTCTTTAAATTTATTTTCTCTATCTTCATTTTTATTTTTTAAATCATTTAATTCATTAATAATTTGTGTATTTTCATATTTTAATTCTCTATTACTAATAACAGATTTTTCATAATCATGTTGCATATCATCTAATTCAATATTTAATCTTTGTATTTCTTTACAAAGTTCTTTTTCTTTATTTAGTATTTTATTAGTGTATTCTTCCATATTTACAATGTTATAATTAATTTTATTAATTTATACTTAATTATTCAATTTTTATTTAAAGATATAAAAATATTATAAATATAATAATGGATGATATTGATTTAATAGACCAATTTGGCTTATCACAAAAAGAAGCTAATCAATTGACAAATATTTTACAAAAAAATAAAAAAAGCAAAATGACACCACAAGAAAAAACAAATCTTCTTAATAAAATTCAAGGAGGTAATGTTAAAAAAGAAAAAACCGAAGTAAAAGATATGAAAAATATGACTGAAGAAGAAAAAAAGGAACATAGAGCAAATTTAAGACAAAAACTTAAAAATAAACAAAGTAATATGAAAATGTCAAGAACTTCAAAACATACACAACAAACATTAAGTGAAAAAACAAGCAAAAATACAACATCTAAATTAACAAATGATATTAATAATTTAGTGAAAGAAAATGAAAATGAAAAAATTAAAGATGATGGGGATATTGAAGATTTTTTAATTTAATGATTTATAAGTGTCAATGGATGTTAATAGTTCATTATCATAAGTGAAGACTTTTGTTAAATCATTGGAATTATTTTTTTTAGATTTATTAGATTTATTTAATTTAATATTTTTAGATTTATCAGTTTTATTAGTTATACTATTATTATTTTTTGGAGAATAAAATTGTATATAATATATGGCAAATAAATCTATAATTAATAATATAATTAATGTAATTAAAAGAATTTTATTATCTAAAATCTCTGAATAATAATTATAAATTACATAAATATAAACAATAATAATTAATGTTGTTATTGCTAAAAATGGAATATTTAAACCTAATATATAGTTAATTAAGTTAGTAATAGTCAATAACATTATAAATCATATATATTAAATTAAAATAATAATAACGCAATTGTGTATAATATTTTTAATTAATTTATAAATAAAATTTATGAATGTAAATGATATAAATTTGTGTAAAGAAGCAATTATTTCAATAACTGATATAATTGAAAAGTTAAGTAATCAAGTTATAGATTTAGAAAATAAATTAATAAAAAGTGAAAATAAAAATAAAGAATTAGAAAAAAATAATATTATAAAACAAAAAAAAATTCAAAATATTCAAGATACAGATGAGTATAAAATAAGATTAATTCGTTCAAGAAGGGCAAATAATTACTAATATATATAATATAAATATTGGCAATTAATTCGTTCAAGAAGGACAAATAAATACTAATATATATTATATAATATAAATGTTGGTAAATAATAAATGTTTTTGCAATGATTGGTTGTATAGTAAAGAATTAATTGTATTATTATTACCTTGCAATCATTATGTTCATGAAAAATGTATAAATAAAGAATTATTAAATAATAATAAAAAATGTCCTATTTGTGATACAGATATTGATAAAATATTAACAGAGGAAAAAATAAAAAAATCAAATAATAAACAAAATATTATAGATTTGAGGTCTATTAAATATTTTAGTGATGATTTAGTTTTAGATTATACTAAATATCCAAGTTATATTATGAAATTTAATATGATTGTCAATAAAATGTTAATTATGAAAACAAAAGAAGATATTTTAAATACTGCCGAATTATTTTTAAAAATGA